GGCCGCCTTGTCTGCTTTAGATTGACCTGTCTTCGCTCCTCCTCCAAGATCCAAGTCAATACCAGAAAGATCCATGTCTCCAAAGCCGAACGCTCCAAGCTTGCTCTTCTCAGAGTCGTCAACTTTAGGTTTCACCATCGGCTCAATCTTGATGCCAAGGAGCGAGGCAAGTCCCTCAATGATTGGCTTAATCATGAACTCCCAAAGAGGACCTAGAACTTTCATCAAGTTCTCAAACGCTCCGACAAGATTGTCGGCAATCCAGTTCACGACTGGCTCCAATACGTCAATCAACCAAAGCCAAGCCGGGATTAGATAAGTAATCAGATACTCGGCAAGCATGTTGATAATCGGCAGGACGACTTTCTCAATAATCTTTGTTAGAGGAGGAAGGATCTTCTCTACGACTTTCATGATGACTCCAGCGAGAGCCTCAAAGACCGGGACGAGAGCCGTAATAAGTTGGTCAATCAACGGCATTAGAGCAACCACGACTTTATCAAATAGTCCGGCGATAAGGTTGATGAACGGCATCAACTTTAGGAGGATCTTGCCAAACGTGTCTAGGATCGGGAGCAGAGCTTTACCTAGAGTTTCTTTCAACCGATCCATCATCACGCCTAACTTGGCGTAAGGATTGGCGTTAGCGGCCGTTTCGGCGGCTCCCTTAAATTGTTTCTGAAGATCCCCAAGCACGTTTGAGGAGTTCTTTATCCCCGGGACTAGACGTTGAAGAGCCGTTCCCTGCCCTGAATATGCCTTGGCTAAAGCCATAGAGACAGCCTCAAGATCCTTACCTGTACCAGCCGAAACGTCCATGGCGAGCTCTTGAAGTTTCATCGCCTCGGTTGAATCTTTAGTTACCCGGACGAGTCCAGAGAACGAGGCTCGGATCTTATTGTCAGCGACACCAGACATCTCCTCTAGTGAAGAAATCTGATCCTCAACTGCCCCAATCTGCTCTTTAGTCGCACCAGTAGTCGCCTCAAGTTGCCTAGCCAAAAGAGCTTGAGATTGCTGATCCTCAACGGCGGCCTTAGCCGAATCGTTCAGAAACGTAATAACAGCGGCAGCTCCAAGCAACTTGCCCAGAGATCCGGCGAGACCACCAAAAGACTTGCTTAGTCCGTCCACTTTGGACGACTGAGAGGAGATGTTCCCTGCCATCTTCTCAACTTGCCCGGTCACAGCGTTCAACTGAGATGTGAGACGCTCGGTTTCAAGTTGTAGCGAGATGACAATAGGATCTAAGCGTTCAGCCAAGATTTACCTCCATCGTCTCTTAAAAGCGTTTGTGAATAACTCGTTCGCTCTCTTTGAAATCTTCTTGCCAGCGGGTATCAGATAAGGATAGTTTACACCTGGTCCCCACGATGGTAGACCTAGTTCAACGGCTCGGGAGTAGACCATTGTCGGAAACACGTCTGCCTCGTAAGTGCCGAAACCTTTACGCACCTCAGTATGAATAGAACGTTGTAGAGCTCCTGTGACTCTCGCAGGTCCAAAACCCGGAGTCGCTCCAGTCTTAGTTCCTCTCGGATGTGTTCCACCTTGAGCGGCGTTTAGTTTCGCCTCACGCTCTACGGCCAAAGCGACTTGTCCAAGAGCATAGAAACCTGCTTGCTCTGCCTTAGTTGCGTCCATCGCCAAAGCTCGGATAACTTGATTAACTCCAGTTACCTTTATGTTCATTCTTTCATCCGTTCGGCTTTGACTTCTTCAACAACTCCAGCAATCGCTAGTAACCAATCTAACAACTCTGCTGGTTGTTCATCTACCTCTAACGGAGTCCAACCGAAACGATCCGCCAACAAGAAGTATCGGTATTCCCGATCCGGATACTCCAAGTCATCGTGACGCTCGTTGCCTTGGAGTAACCACTTTAGTCTTTGGAGTTTTCGGTAAGGGCTAAAGGGTCAAGTTCAGCCTCAACGTCTTTCGCAAGTTTAGGGAACAAGACCGGGATAACTGCCTCAGCCTCAGATTGAAGAACATCGTAGTCAGCAATAGACAAATCACCAAGAGAGTCTAGGTTGACGCTCGGAGGTAACAAGTCAAAGTCCCAACTTTCAACCAAGACGGCGATAAGAGCGTCAATCATACCGACACCACGCAAGAGTTGAGCTTTGTTCTCGTCAGAACTGTTTTGATAGATTCGCACCCGGTCCTTTTGACGTAACTCTTTAGGATCCTTGAGCGTGACTTTATTGCCAGACGGCAGAGTGATTACTTTAGTTGCCATTGTTTAGCCTTTCGTTTGGAGTGATGAAGTTGACTAGAGCTAGGCTAAACAAAACCTCTAGCCAACTCCACCACGTTTATTGTTACTGGTATGTTCCAGACGCAACTGCGTTCTGGACAACGAACTTGATTGGAGAGAATCCAAGAGTCGCTCCAGCGTCAGTTGTGTTACCGATACCAGTAAGGTCTACTTTGATTTGGACGTACTCGGATCCTCGGTCAATCGCCGCCGCCGTGTAAGCACCTTTGGTCAACGTTGCCTGAATCTGAGTTAGAGTCGCACCTGCTCCTTGCTGGAAGTTCACAACAATCGCTGGTTGAGTGTTGGTGAGGTAACGAGTTAGTTCAGCGTTGGTCTCCATGATGAACGTGAACGATCCAGTAGCCTCTAAAGCACCCGGGAAGATGGCAAACGGATTCTGAGTGTTACTAAGACCATAGACCGGAGTGACCGAGCGACTTAGCTTGATAGATCCGTCAACAGAGTAAGCGACAGTTGAACCTGCGATGCTTACAGTACCAATCCAAGCCGGGTTAGGCAAGATTGTTGAGAACGTTGGTGTTGGAGTTGAGGCAGTCGTACTTAGCCAACCAGTCGCCTTAGCGTCATACTCTAATAGACCATCAGCCGAGAAGTTCAAAGTGAAGTCTGAAATCTGGCAACCAGCATAAGCTCTTACATCGGCGGCGTAAAAGTCGGTGATAGTGAAAGACGTTGGAGAAGTTTCAGCGTTGATGGCTGAGGCGTTCTTCAAAGAGATTGTGTGGCTGAACGGAGCAGACGCACCAACAGTCGCAACCGATCCCATCAAACCAGCAATCGCCCATGGAACAGTATCAGGGAACACCGGTCCACCAAAGTCTACTGTTGAACGAGTACGACCCGGAATGTAGTTGTAAGTCTTCGCAAGAGATCCTCGCATTGCTTGGTCAAAGAGCGGATCTATAACGTCAACAGGTTTGAACTTAGATTGAGCGACCGGGATAAAAGCAGTCGGAGCGACAGCAGTACCCTTAGTGACCTCTTTGGCAATACCGAGATACGACCGGACGGAAGCTTGAACAGCCATTGTTTATTCTCCTTTGGAATCTGAGTTGACCGAATCGGTTTCAACCAACTCGGAGTCTACAACAACCTTGTCGGTTATTGGCTTGGATTTCTTGGTGTCGGCAACAACAAGTTTGTTGATGGTGAGATCCGCATCAGTCTCAAACTCGTCACCATTTCTGATAACTAATCCAAGAGTCGGGAAGACTAGCTCTTCTTCACCCTCGTAACGATACTTAGTCATAAGTCTCCTAAATAGCCTCGGTCTGTGTGACAACAAAGTTTATGGATGCCCAAATCTCCGTTGCCGATCCTTCGTTCGTCATTGGCTCTCCGTAAGTAACACTAATGTCTGGCTCTGCGGCTTGCCAAATGATGTCGCCGTTTTCAAGTCCTAGTCTATGACCTCCGTCCCTCAATCTTGCTTTGATGGCATCTATGATGGAGTCAAACTCCGTCATCGCATCTTGAGCGTATTGAGCGACCGAGTGAGTGAAGACTTGAAACTCCACGTCATAGTCAATCAACTTCCACCCGGAGTAAGCACCACCATTAGCAATACGGCGTTCGCTCTCGGATCTTATGAAGACAACTCCTGCTCCACGAGTAACCTCGCCAGCCGTAGAGTTAGCTTGAAAGTTGATACGTTTCGGAAACGAAGTGAAGACTTGGTTGAGGTGAGGGATGTTCGCACCAGCAATCCAGTTCCCCACAGCCGTCCGAACTTCTTGTCTGCTCAACGGATTCTCCTAAACGGCTTTAGGATCTCCTGAGCGTGAGCGATGTCCGATCCGACTTTCTGCGAACCCTCTATCTGTTGCCCGGGACGATTAGTCACCTCAAGTACCAAGGATGCGTCACCTCGGATCTTCAAGTACGCAGACGTAATCAAGATACAAGCTTGCTTGACGGCCGCTGGAAGAGAGGAGACGGCTACACCGACAGCATGAGCGTAGAGAGTCGGAGAGGCTAAAGGAACAGTTGCCGATCCGTAGACGTATGTTGAGGCGACAATCACGTCCTCAGAGGACGCTCCGTCATAAATCTTGAGGACTTGTCCAGCCGTAATCCCGAGACCTGTATCTAAGAGGAGGCTAGTCGCTCCGAGAGACGCTTGAGTCGCAACCTTTGAGACCGGGTATCCGTTGACGTAAGTGTAGTTGATGTAAGTTTGAGACCGAGGATTGCCTCCCCAACCTAATCCCAAAGGTCCTTGAGAAGACCATTGAAGTTGACCAGACTGGAGAGGGAAGACTATTTGTTGCTCCTCAATCCACGCACCGCTGAGATCCGGCACGTTGGTAAGATCCCCCGGGTAATAACCAACCGAGAGAGAGTTGAGCGACACGATTGGAGCGTACTTCGGATGCCAGCGTAGAGTCCCATCGTTAGCCCCCCGGACTCT